TGAGCCGTTATTGACGCTACGAGAAGATTTATTATACTGGTGCGGTGACGGGAAATCAGCCAGTGTTATAGGCAATATACACGATATGAATGATAATTCCGAATTGTTTGAGGAATAAAAAAATGACAGTCGCAGATTTTTATGAAAAATTTAAAGAGTTAATGGAACAAGGATATGGTGAATATACGGTGTCAACTGACGCAGGACTTGCTCCGTTAGTAGCTGAAAAGGCAGAGATATGGGAAGATAGCAAAGAAGTGATTTTGTGATAAAGAAAGTGAGGAATAACAATGAATTTGATAAAGAGGTTTAAGAAAAGAAAACAAGAAGAATTAAAAAACGAGTTTTATAACTATATAGAAAATGCAAAGCACAATATAAAAATAGCAATAAACAGTGATGTGGCGGAGTTTTGGTATGCAAAAGTGCTCGGAGCATTGGATTTAGCCGGAAACATAGGTATGATAGACTTTTACGAACAAATTAAGATAGGAAATGAGGTTAGGATTATACGGAGGAATAATAAATGAAAGAATGGAAAGTCAAAAAGAATGAATTTGGAGAAGAATGGCACGAACTTCGTTTTAGCCCATTTTATGAAGATGATGATGAGGTAATTGCGAGTTTTGTTCAAGATGAAATGGATGATAAAGTATTTTATTATATATCAGAAGAATTAAGTGTAGACGATGACCTATTGTGGGCTGATAGTATAGATGACGCAAAGCAACAAATCGAAGAAATGCTAATTGAGCATTGGAAAGATGAGATTGAATATTTAGAGGACAGATTAAAGGAATTTCAAGAAAAAGACACGAGTAACCAACAAAGAATTAGATACAATGAAAAGATTAAGAGATGATGGTCTATCATATTTTGAAATAGCAAAGATTGTGGACAGAAACCCTGACGTGGTTAGGGTGAATTTGGTGAGGTGTTGATATGGATAAAACAGCGAAGAAGTTAAAGCAGAAACGCAGAGCCGAACGCGAAAAAGCATTAAACGCAATACGCCAAGAGCAAGAAAAGGAATTGTTAAAGCGATTTGAGGTAGTAGCAAAGAAGCACGGTATCAAAAAGTTTAACAAAAAGCAAGCGTTACTGTCATACAAATTAGTCGAGGACGAGGCGATAAGCGACGGAACGATATACACTATAATGTTTGTGGCGTGGTATTTACATATCAAATATGGCTACAACTATATCCGAATAGCACAATTTATTGACGCAGTTAATTATTATTCCAAAAGTACCGTAGAGAATAAACGTGATACTGAAAAATTGATTGATGAAATGAAACGCGAATGCCAATTTGATTATGTGGAATTGATGAGCGACTTTGACCCATTAAAAATTAAAACAGATACGTCGGCGGAGGATAAGCTAAAAATGGCAGTCTGCAAAATGCAAGCAATATTACCTGTGACGCTGTATGTGTTGTATTTCAAAATGGGTTGGAAGAAAAAGAGAATGAACGCTGTCGGCGAAGTGGCAAAACAAGTAATGAAAGAAATACCAAAAGGCAAGATAAAGGAAATCAGAGAAGTATTGCGTAATGATTGTGGTATGGTGTTTTACAGCAACGGTTGGATAGATTATCTGAAAGCAAAAGAGTAGGAGGACGAGAGATTGACGGAGTTTCGATATTCAAGGACGTTAGACAAATTGGGGATAAGCTATAACACGCAAGGATTGATATATTTCCTGTGTGTTAATGCTAAACGACTGCCGGAGCAAGATAAGGCAGTGCTGAATATGTGTCTTGAAGTCGCAGGAGAGGACTATCAGGCACTATATAAATTTCTGACGGACAGCTCCGTCAATCACGTCTACATACAAATGCAATACGGATTGCACCCGAAACGGTTATTTAATCTAAAACGCGAATTCTATAAACGGTTTCGGTATAACTTGACTCACTTTGACTTGCGGTAGAAATTGTGATATAATATATATGCTCACTTGAGAGATATTATATTTTTTTATTTATTCCTAAAAAAGACGGTTACCAAACGGCAACCGTCTTTTTTGTTATGCGTTTTCAATCAGTCTTTCGATAGTTTGACTGATATTTTCACGTCTTTCGAGAGCAAGTGACTGAAGCTTTTTCTTAGCTCCTGCCGATAACGTTATTGTTGTTCGGTAGGTGTCGCCCTCCGACACTTCACCGAAGTATTGCTCATAAACTTCCGGTGAGGCGTGTTCTTCGGCAAACGCCTTTGCGTCATTTTCCGAAAGTGGAACAATTCGCTCACCCGAAGTCCACATATTACCGTCGGCTTTGGCATAAGCCGTTCTTGCACCGCCATATCCGTACAAGAAAAACTCACCTGTACGCTTTATATATAGTTGCTCACAAAGGACGTCAAAGTCGCTTTCCGGCAAGCCGTTATCGTAACTGCATATTTTAGTTGCAGTGTCGGTATCATACTTTCTTCCTTTAATTATTTTTAACATTTTATTTTCCTCCTTTAATTATCTATGATAACCCTCCAGCCTTTGTAGGTCGCAGGATATGCTCTTTTCCCTAACATAGTAGCTCGCACTTGGGACATTCCTGACACTACATTGTAAAACTGCTGTGTATCGGGTTTGCAACCGAAATGTTCTTCACCGTGTAACCGCAACCAGTTATTCAACGAATGAAAACGGTAATGTACATTTTCAGGTGAAACAATATGCCAATCTATTGCGTTGACATTTGTTTCAAATTTACCTGATTTGGGACTTGCCTTAGATGCTTCTACTGCTAACATTCGGATTTGGTATGGGTCTTTACCTTTGCGTGCGTCAGAAATCTTTTTCTTTTCTTCACCTGACTTCTTTCTGCCTGTTGAACGAATAACTGCGTATTTGCGTCTACATTCGTTTGAACAGGTTACTTTTTTAGCTGACGGTGACGTTTTAAATTCGCCACCACAGATTATACATTTTTTTATCATATTGCACCTCTGCATTGCACCGACGCACCGAAATGCGTCGGAATTGCACTTTTACATATACTTTTTTAACTCGCTCACGAAATCTTTGTCTATTCCCTCTGATACTTTGTCGATATTTTCTATACCATAACCGAACATTGCTACACGGCTTGCGAAATACTGCCAATCAGCCTCCGTATAGTCGCTGTCGAACATTGCTGAAAATAAATCTGAACAATTATCTGATTTTCTTTTTGTTATTTCAGTATTTATTTTATCTACAACTAATCTAAATCTATTTTTTATTTTTGCAGGTTCTTCGCCGCTTAATTGTCTGCGACAGTCGGTATACAATTCATTCCAACCGTCCTCCGGAACAGTTTCAGTAATAAAAATTCTATAACCATCTTCGCCGTTTGAACCTATATATTCTTCGACAGCGTATTTAACAGCTCCGTCAACAACGTATTTTAAAATTTTAATTTCATCATCAAATAGTATAGGTAGTTCCACGTATTCAACACCTTTGTTTTCTAATGTTTCTGTAAACGACTTTTTACCACTTTGATAAATTACTTTTTTTTCGTTATGTAATAGTTCTTTCATTTTAATCTTCCTTTCTCATTGCCTTTCGGCTAACCTCTTTTGTTATTTCTGATTACATTATAGCATACTTTTATGCTAAAGTCAATACTTTTATGCTAAAGTTAAATAAGATTATGAAAAATATACATATATTCCTATGACGATTTATGCAATATATACAAAATGTAAAAATATCAAAATTGGAAAATAGTGAGGGGGATAGATTTGATTTACTACATATAGTAGGTAGAACCGTCGTGGTGACGGTGGGTTAATATTTCACTGATTGTCGGTGGGGACGGAAATATTAAATTCGTGAAAAAGGGGGTGTCAGCCATCGCAAAACAGAGAACATATACAGACGCCGACCGTGAGCAGGCATTTGCGGAATACACGGTATTGGGAAATTGGGAATTAGTATCGCGCAAAATGGGTATTCCCGTAAACACGTTAAAATCGTGGTGGCGACGACATCCGCCTGATATGGACGAATATGCAGAAAAACGCCGAGAGGTCCGCGAGGGTTTCATCGAAACGGCGAGCAGAGCCATTGAGAACGGCACGGAGCTGATTAACAGACGTATGGAATTGGCGTTAAAACATCAGCGTGAATTAGAAGAACTAATGAACGATATTCCGGCTGATGAAATGACAGCAACGCAAAAACAGGAATTGCGAGCGAAGATACGGTCATTGGAACTGCACAAGTTGTCTGAAATCAGTACGGCGGTCAATACGTTGTATGACAAACGTGCATTAGCACAAGGACAATCGACCGAAAATACGACGATTGAAATTAAAATGCCACAGGACGTGATGAAATATGCAGAATAGTCTGAAATTAGACCTATCACGCACAAATCCGAAACAGGAACAGTTTTTCACTGCACATAACCGAATGATTATGTACGGCGGAGCGAGAGGCGGCGGAAAGTCGTGGGCGGTCAGAATGAAAGCAGTGCTATTGGCTATCAGATATGCAGGTATAAAAATGTTATTCCTGCGACGGACATACAGGGACTTGGAGCGTAACCACGTTCGCGAGTTAGAGCCGCTATTGAAAGGTATAGCGAGATATAGCAAACAGGAAAAGTGTTTCTATTTCAATAACGGTTCGCTGTTGGAAATGGGATATTGCGACAGTGAAAGCGACGTCAATCAATATCAGGGTATCGAATACGATGTCATTTTTATGGACGAAGCAACGCAATTCACCGAATATCAATATTCAACATTAACAGCGTGTATCAGAGGTGCTAATTCGTTTCCGAAACGTATGTATCTGACGTGTAACCCCGGCGGTGTCGGTCACGAATGGGTAAAACGTCTGTTTGTATCACGAAAATACAGGAATGCAGAAAATCCTAACGATTATATGTTCATTCCTGCGACGGTGTTTGATAATGCGGTGTTATTGGAAACAGATACAGGCTATGTTGATATGTTAAATAATCTGCCCGACGGACTGCGAGAGGCGTGGCGTGACGGCAGTTGGGATTTGCTTGAGGGGCGTTATTTCGATGAATTTGACAGGTCAATACATATTGTTAAACCGTTTCAAATTCCTGAACATTGGCGTAAATATCGCGGAATGGACTACGGTTTGGATTGTTTGGCGTGTGTATGGGTGGCTATTGATGAACACGGTAACTACTATGTTTACCGCGAGTACGCCGAAAGCAACAAAGTTATTTCAGTCGGTGCAGGGGAAATAGTCAATCTGACGCCGACTGACGAACGAATAGAATACACCGCCGCTCCGCTCGATATGTGGGGCAGGACGCAAGAAAGCGGTAAAACAAAGGCGGATTTGTTCCGTGAGGGCGGTTTACCACTGTTGAAAAGTTCAAATAACCGTGAGGTAGGTTGGTTGGCGGTCAAAGATTTATTACAGGTCAAAAACGGCAGTAGCCGATTGATGATATTCGATAACTGCATTGAATTAATCGACTGTTTAACATCGTTGCAACGTGATACCAAACATCCAACGGATTGTGCGACAGAACCGCACGATATAACACATTTACCTGACGCATTGCGATATTTCGTGTTGCAATTCACATCACCGTCAAAACCACCGAAAGAGGAAAAGACAGCGGTACAAAAGTACAGAGAGAAAGCATTAAAAGGCAGATTAGAAAAAAGGAGGAGCTATTTCTAATGAAAATCAAGAAGATAAAGAAAAAATGCGAAGTCAGAGGGTGCAAAAATACCGATACATATTCACTGACAAATACAAACGAATTCGGTAACAGTGTCATTATCTGTGAAGAATGTTTGAAAAAAGCAATTAAAGCTGTTGCGGAATACGACCCGTCAGTAGAAAAAAAGACGGTATCAGTACCACCGCCACCGCTATTTTTCCACGGCGGAATAGAGAAAACAGTTAAAAACGCGGAAGAAACAGTTGAAACAGAGGATAACAACGCAGAAGAATACCCTATTCCGTACACAAAGGAGTATTTGGACAATGTTAAATACAACGATTTAAAGAAAATCGCAAAGGAAATGGGTATCAATGCGAACGCTGACAAAGAAACGTTGATTGAGAGTATTTTGCAAGTTAGTTAAGGGGGAGTGGCTATGAATGTAACAGGGTTTCTGCTATGCGTTATAGCTATTCAGACACTAACCGTAGTAGGAATGACAATAGTACAACATATCGAACGCAAAGACCTGTATAACAGGTTGATGTGCAGAAATATGACTGAATACAACAATATCAAAGCCGATGAGCCGAAGCAACCTATCAGCAGGCATAAAGCCGTTTTGAATAGGTGGCGCAAGAACGACGTAAAGGTGGGTGATGAATAATGAATTTAAGATATTCACCTGTATTGCAGGGCATAAAAGCGAGCGTAAAGAGTATGTTTTCACCACCTAACAGTGAAAGTGCAGATGATGAAGAAGTTGACAGAGTAATTGACACCGACGACGACGGAAATCAGCTGTACAAAGAAGATATTATCGCAAATATTCACGAAGAATTAGAGAAACGCCGTTCAGCACGTTCGGCATTGGAAACACAATGGCATCTAAATGCTAATTTTTTAGTCGGTAATCAGTATTGCGATTTTAACCCATACAGTCGCGAAATAGAGCAGTTAGAGCCTGTATACGATTGGTTGGAACGCGAAACGTTTAATCAAATTGCACCACTGATTGATACACGAATTGCGAACTTAAAGAAAATCAATTACAGAATGAAAGTCAATCCACGCACGAACGAATTAGAGGACTACGCAAAGGCTGAAACATCAACTACGATATTACAGTATTTGCAGACTTCAAGCGATTTCGACACCAAGAAAAACACTGCGATACAGTGGAATGAATTGTGCGGTAACTGTTTTTGGCTATCGTGGTGGGACAAAGACAAAGGCGAGAAATACGCCACCGAAAAAGTCGTTGCTGTTGATGATGAAGGTAACGAGCAAAAGTTTGAACAAGCGTTTTATCAAGGTGATTTGGAGTACGGACTGATAACACCATATGAGGTGTTCCCCGAAAGCATTTTCAAAGAAGGTGTAGAGGCGCAGCGTTCAATCATTTTGGAGCAGGTCAAGACCAAAGAGGAAATATACGACCTATACGGTATCAAAGTTGAGGGTACAACGGTTGAAACGTTTGAACTAACGCCTGTTGTTGCCGGAGGCGGTTTCGGTTACGAGAATACCGTCACAACATTAGGTACACGTTCAGTAGATAACGCCGCAAAAGTGATTACATACTTTGAACGTCCTACAAAACATAGACCGGACGGAAGAATGATAATCATTGTCGGTGACGAACATTTGGTTTATTACGGTCCGCTACCGTATTCACGCATACCATTAACGCAAATGATGTGTCGCGAATCGGCAGGACAGTTTTTTGGGAAATCAATAATCGAAGATTTGATACCGCGTCAGAGGGCATATAACGGTTGTCTGAACCGAATACACGAATACATCAAACGCATTGCAATACAGGGTTTCTACGCTGAAGAAGGCAGTATCGACATCGAAGAATTTGAACAAAACGGTGCGGCACCGGGTGCAATGTTGGTATACAGACAGGGAACAAACCCACCGATACCTATTCCGAATGGCAATTTACCGTCAGAGATTATGACAGAACGATACAACTTAAAAAGTGATATGGAATATGTAGCAGGTGTATCACAGCTGATGATGAACGGTGCAACGCCTGCAGGCGTAACGTCAGGTACAGCTATACAGAACCTTGTTGACATAGACAATACACGTCTATCACTGACAGGCGACCATATCCGAAACAGTATCAAAAATTTGGCGGTAATGTGGCTTGAAATCTACAAAAAATACGCAAATACACGACGTGTGCTGAATTGCACAGGTAAAAATCGTATCGGTAATGCGATTATTTGGAATAGCGACGATATTAACAGCTATGACGTGGAATACGTCACAGAAAATGAACTGTTGATGTCGGAAGAGGTGCAAAAGGAGCGTTTCTTCGACGCATACAAAATGGGGCTGTTTACAGACGCAAACGGTCAGATACCTGAACGCGTAAAACAGAGGGCGTTGGAGTTTATGAAAGTAGGCAATTACACCGAAATAATGAACATCAATGCACTGCAAATTCAAGCGGCACAACGCGAAAATGTATTTTTTGAGCAGGGTGCAGTACCGAGAGTATCAGAGTTTGACGATCACGATATACACATAGACGAACATCTGCGGTATATCTTGCAGTTGGATTTTCAGCTGTTAAAACTGAAAAAGCCCGAATATGCAAAAGCATTAGAGGACCATATCAGACTACATAAACAGGCACAGGCGCAAGACCAACAGCAGAATGTAATAGCTATGTTGGCACAACAAGGACAAAGATAGGAGGACTATACATAATGGATAATTTCGACGACGCAAAGCAAGCGACCGAAGATATGTTTGACGGTCAAGAGGTATTGGGTGAAGAAAGTACCCCCCAAGATACCCCACAAGATACCCCCCAAGAACCGCAACAGGAGGGACAAGCGCAAGAACCACAAGTACAAGAACAACCGACACAGGATAATAACGCGGTTGATGAGGCGGCAAATGTAGCACAGGCGGCGGCACAAGCGGCGGCACAACGTGAACAAGATTATCAACGCATAATGGAAGAAAACGAACAGCTAAGACAGACAAATAACGAATTGCAACAGACTATAACACAGCAATCACAGCAACGTGAGCAAGCGATTATAGAAGACGCAATGCAAATGCCTATGTTAGATGTAAACCGTTTAGCGTTCGAGGACGATGCAACTGTTCAGAAAATGCAACAGGACTATGCAAATGCAATGCAAAAATACGTCACACAGCAAGTGTTAAAAGACGTTGAACCTGCCTTGCAATACGCAAAGGACGGTATGCGTGAGAAAGAAAAAAGGGAAATGCTTGAGGCATTCAACGGTGTTGATGAACTGAAAGGTATTAACGATATGTTGCCACAGTTGGACTACATCATTGAACATAACAAGTGGTTAGCCAACGACGATATACCTATGGACGAAAAGTATTTGACGGCGTATATGATTGCAAACGGTGTAAATTCTGCGAATACACCGCCACCGTCAGACCCAACAGCAGAAGAATTAATGAAATACTATGACAGCAATCCCGAATTTCAACAAATGATTGAAAAAAAGAGATTGGACGACATTAAACAAAGTCAGCAAGTGCCTGCAATGTCAGCGTCAAACGGCGCTGTAAACGCGGCATTAACAATAAAAGAAAAACCAACAACTTGGGACGACGCTTCCCAAAGAACAAGAGATATGTTCAGAGGGAAATAACGTACCCACATTACAAAAGAGGGAGAATTTTTAAATGGGAAGAGAACAAAACTTAAAAACTATCGAGGAGGCTCTAAAATCTAATTATTTGCCGGTATGGAATAACCTGCTCGGCATTGAACCTTCACCGTTGCTATCAAAAATCAAGAAAAAGCCATTGGTAGCAAATGAGATTGTTGCGTCAGCTCCAATCGGTCTATCGGGTGGTTTTGGCTACGGAGAAGAAGGACTTGCGACACCTGAAGCAGGTAACGTTATGTTCAAACGTTTCAGAACATACGCAAAAGATATGTACTCAAACGTTGAATTGTCAATCAAAGCTGTACAGCTTACAGGCAAGGACGGCTCTATGGCAAATGCACTTGACACAGAAGTTAAGGGAGCGTACGAAACAGCCAAATGGAACGTCGGACGTTCGCTATTTGGTAACGGTACAGGTGTATTGACAAAGGTTGTTAAACAGACAACACCAACAAAAAATGTTGAAGTAACTGACATCAAGTATGTCAAGGAAGGTCTAATTGTAGATTTTTATCCAACTGCGGCTACAACACCAAACGACGCGGTTGCTAAAAAACTACGAATTGTAGCAATTAACCGTACAAAGAACAGCAACGGTAACTATGAGATTATCCTTGACAAAGCACCTACAACAGCACTTGTTGACGGCTTTATGACGGTGCAGAACTCATTTAATCGTGAAATCACAGGTCTTGGTGCTATCTTTGATGATGAAGTTTCGACAATTTACGGTGTAAGCAAGGCGGACAATCCGATTGTCAAGCCTATTGTTATTAACGCAAATGATAATGTTGAGGACAGCACTATCACAAAGGCTCTAAGACGTGCCGAAAAGGACAAGAACTCAAAGGTTGATATGTTGTTGTGTGGTGACGAAGCGTACGACCACTACACAGAATATCTAAGAGTAAACAATATCAGAGTTGAACAGAACACACTACAGGGTGGTTTCAAATCAATTCAGTTTGCTTTCGGCAACAGACAGGTTGATGTTGTCAACGAAATGTTCGTACCGGATGATGAAATTTGGGGTGTTGATACATCGGCACTTGAATTACATACACAGGAATGGAAATTTGCTGACCTACAAGGCGGCGGTATTTTCAACCTAAAGGAAAATTCATCAGTTTACAGAGCATTGCTTGCAAACTACGGTGACCTTATCTGCTCAAATCCGGGCGGTCTAATCAGAATTTACAACTGTATTTAATTCTAACGGCAAGGTGATTATATGTTGCCTTGCCGTTATTTTTGCCGTTATTTTAGGTACTTGCTGAAATATTTTTTTCTGAAATGCGGTGATAAATTGGAACAAGCAGAAGTAACACTTAAAGAAATATACGAAAAGGTAAGTCTAAAAGTGCCTTTGGAACAGCGGCGGTTCTTTAATTTCTTTAACGATACCGTTGCAGAACTTGAAGCATTATATCCCGACTTACTATTCAAAGAGGGTGTGCATTTTACACCAGTACACGATTTATCGGACGAAAACGTTGTATTACCACTTTATACTCCGGCAATCGTGGACAATATCTTATACCTTTGTGGTTACGACCAACAAGGTATATTCAAACAAGAATTTACACGAAAATCAAGAAATGCCTATGTGCATTATTGGAAAAATCACGCACATAACAGACGTGTACGACGAATGAGGTGGTAGAGAAGTGTTTGACAGTGGAATATCTGCAAAAGCGTTAATAGCAGAATTACAGAGTGAAGTGGACGTCGCACTTCCTATCACAAATTCGACGTATGTAACGTGGCTGAACAGCCTGCAATGGCTGTTATACAGTGCGATTATAAAAGAACAGAACGACTTGATAATTACCGAACCGCAAGAGGATGTTATACAACTTGCAAACCTTGATGTTTCGGATAATGAAGCACCGATACGGTTTGAAGATATATATGCGGTGTATGCAGATACAACACAATTAATAAAGACGAGTATAACGAGCGGTTTCGTATTTCCCGATTGTTTTTATAAAAAAGGTGATAATTTAGCTGTTAAAATGCAAAAAACACCTAATTTTATTAAATTAATCTATCATATCAAGCCTAAATTGATAAAAGTAAATGAAAATGACGAAATACAAGACGGTAACGTGATGATACCGATAGAATTTATCGAATTGGTAAAGTCAAAGTTGAGAGGCGAGGCGTATTCACTTGAAAATGAGTACGGTTCTGCGTCAAATTGGCTCAACAATTACAATATTTTACTTGAAAATTTCAAACAATGGCTATCTGATAAAGCCCAACAATTCGGACAGTAAAGGAGGGGTTATATGGCAAAGAAACAAAACGAATTACAATTCGGACAAGTACCATTACCACAGGCACTAAAGCAATATAGCCTTTCCAAACTGAATTGGAGTGGTTTAAACAGACGGCAAGTTATAGATACAGGTGCTTTGTCTATGGAATGCAACATTTCTACAGCCGAGGCACCTTATTTAACACCGTCGCAAAGCAGGGTAGACATATTGTCCGATATGGGACTTGAATACAAACACCCTATATCGCTATTCAGTTTTGATGATTTCCTTGTTGTTATCTATCGTGACGATACAGAATTAAAACTTGATTATCTTGTTTTGAGCGACAAGAAAAACAGTAAAGGACAAATCACAAAAGTATATACAGGTCTAATAAAAAAAGGCGTGACAGAAGAAACTGACGCGATACAGCGTAGTATGGTGCAATTCAATGTATATGAAAATGCCGTTGATGTACTTGGCGGCACATATGTAAAAAAATTGATACTGTTTCCTGACAAAGTATCTATGTTTATGAAGATTGTAGATACAGACAAAGACCCTACTACATTTGACAAACAGGCAGTTAAGGACGGCAATGCCGATATTGATGTTATGTATTGTCAAAAAGAAAGTAGTGGCAAAAAAACTTACTATGTTTGGAATGGGGCGATAGGCAGATTTACTTTGACAGGTGGCGTGAACTACTTTGAAACAAGCAATTTGGACGTCGAAATAAAAAAATACTATAACGACGGATATACTCAGACAAAAGACGAGTATTACAATGACGGTTACAGAAAGTCAAGTAAACAAACGTATAATGACGGTTACAAAAAGACGGAATATAAGGTGTTCCGTGACGGTTATGTGCCGATAGAAGATACGAATGAAACAACATATGACGGTGGCGATGTGTATTACTACGAAAGGCAAGGCGAATACTCACCGTATACATACACCGTTGCCACTTGGTTACAGCAAGGCGATAAGTTAAAAGGCAAAGGTTTATATCAAAGAGAGCCTGCACCATTGGGAGCAAATACAAATGTAACATTTTACGAGCGAACAGGCACTGCGTTCCCTTATACATATGTGAAAGTTCGCAATCTGAAAACAGGCGATAATATATCAAGTTATTATGAAAAGGTTTCTGATAGCACAGGTACGGTTCAAACCAAACTATACGTAAGAAAAGCTGATGATAACGGTACGATAATACCGTATGAGTATGAGGAAGTAACTGATATTGCATACGGTACGAATATAACCGATTATTATGAAAAGATAAGCGACAAAGAAGTTACGGCAAAAGCATATTACAAAAGAACCGAAAACACTGATAAGGATAGCACCGATAAATACAAATACGAATTGATTAAAAACCTTGAAAACGGCAAGAAAGTATCAAAGTATTATGAATTTACCGAAAACTATGCACCGCCTGAGGGGAGCAATAAGAGTTGCTATTGGCTTAACACTTACGATAATCAAACCTATCAATTTTGTAGCGATATAGGTGGCGGAAAAAGTGGTTTCGGAATAACTGTTTCGCCGTCGTTCCCTAATCTAAAGTATGCGGTAGTACATTTATCACGACTTTTTGGAGTTGATGAGGATAGAGTACACGTTTCAGGCTACAACGACTACACGAATTGGAACTTAGACACCGTAGCCGAAAGTAATGATAGTAATGCGTGGAGCAGTGCCTCACAAACCAACACAAAAGCAGGCGGTAACTTTACAGGTATAACAGTGTATGACAACCACGTTGTTTGCTTTAAACGTGACTTTATGCACGAAATATACAACAGTAAAAATCCGTTCAGATTGGTTGACGTGTATGCGGAGGGGTCTATTGACAACAGGAGCATACAAGAGGTAAACGGCAAACTGATATTTGCGTCAGATGATGAAATCAAGGTGTATACAGGCTCACAGCCGCGTGAGATTGGCTACAATCTTGGCATTGATGAGTTCAAAAGTGCTGTATCGGGTAGTGACGGAAGAAACTATTACTTGTATTGTACAGACAGACAAGGCGAAATGTATCTGTTTGTGTATGACACAATGGTCGGTCAATGGTCGCAACAAGCAATCGAAAGTGAAGTATTAGGCTTTGCACATAACAAAAACGGTATGTATATGTTATGCAAAGACGGTGTTGTATACAAAATGGATACGAACAAATATACGGATGATTGGAGCTGTGAAACAGATTTATCAACCATACTGACATCATCATCATCAAGCACATATCAGACAGTAAATATCAAACATATAGCAAAATTTCAAATGCTTGCGTATATTGAGGGGCGTTTCAAGGTGTATGCACTGTACGACAATGAAAAATTTAACCCTGAAACATCGCAGTTGCTATATGACAGTAACGGTCGGAAAGGTATGCAGGCAATACGCTTAAAACCACGAATGACCGCTAATTATGGCTACAAGTTACATTTTGAGGGACACGGTTATGTGCGTTTCTATGAAATGGAACTCGGCATTACTCCAGGAGGTGAGTTATTTGTATCATCAAGATGATATTAACAATATGAATTACAAACAGCTTAGAGAAATGGTATCGGAATTAAACGACAATTACATTAAGCTGAAAAGGACATTAGAGGACGCTTTAGACAACATAGACGAAAGCAACCTCGCAACCACTTTGCGAAAGAAATTAAACGGCTATGATACTCAATTCAGTGTAACGGCTGAAAAGATAGAAAGTAAAGTATCGTATGAGGACTTAGAAAACAATCTAAGTCAATATTCAACTGTATCACAAACGGCACAAGCTATTGAAATGTCAGTAGTATCAAGTCAAGAATACACGGATAATTCAGTAGAAACATTATCTTCAACGTTCACTATGACTGCCGACGGAATATCTACAAGGGTTTCAAAGCTAAAGAAAGGTGTGGAAACACAATTCAATCAAACAGCAGAAAAGATTGAATCACTTGCATTCGAAAAAATGAATACATCAGAGGCTGTTACAGTAAAAGAAAAACCGTCCGCAAGCGATAAAACGTTGGATAAAGAAAAACTCTGCAAGTATAACAACAAATATTATTATTTCAATGATATTTTACAAGATTGGTTAGAGTATGACGAAAAAAATGGCATTAATTCTGCATTCACTCAAATATCAGGCGGATTTATATTGAACGGTTGCGTAAAAGTGAGCGGTGACCTTATAACAGAGGGAACTATTACAGGTACAGATATAGTTGGAGCGAAATTTTATAATGAGGATAAAAGGGCGTATGTGACTATTGGTAATTCAAGTGGTAATTATGGTGATTTGACATTGAAGCGAGTATCGAATGGCAAAGGACAAGAAGTTTTTCAGATTTACGATACGGGTGTTGGTATTGCTATAAAAGCTGTAGGAACGTCTTTTATAGGTTCGACTGGAAGTAAAACATACCCCAAAGGCACTTGGGATTTTTCGAAGTGTACGGTAATAGGTTTACCGTCAAGCACAAGTTAAGGAGGAAAATATATGTTATTTAGAATAGGTGATAACGTTGCGATGACGTGTAAAAACCCAAACGAAACACTGTTGTTTATAAACAGAGTACCAACAGCTTGGTTATTCTCGATAGATATAGAGATATGTCAAAAGGTAAAGAGAATGATTGTTGAAGAACAAAATCTTAAAGATATAAAAATTGAATATGAAGCTGAAGATTGTACGATTGGCAGAGGAGTTGTTGATTTGCCTATGGACAGTCTACACAGCTTTACTATCGACTATGCAAGCGGTATGGCGCACGTTGAGTTTAAAAGGGGGATAAATAATGATGTATGACAGACCAACAAACGCAGAAGAAATGGAAGAATTCGAGCGAATGACGACCGGCTTCGATTATGTATATGAAGATACAGTCGGTGCAGGAAAAACAATATATCTTAAAATGCCGGTTGTGTCGGCAAATAAGAGAGGTGTGAACGATATAGGGTGGCAATGTGACGGTGACGACGTTGCTTTATATGCCACTATGTCAAGAAAACCGCATAAGACCGAACTATGGTCGGAAGTCAAAGAAAACTATGTTGTAAATAAGACTGTATCGGCGTTGAAGTTTGAAAACAAGGACACAAAGCCTTGTAATCTATGTGTAAGGGTGCGTTTAAATTAATGGGGGTGGTTAAATGAAGGGTAATGTATGTTATCAAAAGACAGACTTCGGCTCTGAAACACCTGACTTGCTTAATAAATATGTTCTGAAAATAACTCAAATAGCAGGAATATCACTCAAAAAAGATATTTCAAAAGAGAGTTTAAGGCTTGCTTTAAGCGTTCCTACACTTGTATCGCAACTTGTTAATGATAAAGAGTACATAACCAAATCTGAAATTGAGATTATACAAAAATCTCTTGAAGATATGGATAGCGTGTTAAACGGCAAGATTGACGATACAAACGCAAAACTTGATGATGAAATAAACACAAGGGAAATGCTTGAAAATGTGGTGAATACACTGCAAACACTGGCTCACAAGCACAGTAACAAGAATGTACTTGATACTATCACAGAAGATAGAGTAGCAATATGGGACAAGGTGAAAGACCTTGATAAATACTTTGACTATATTGATTTTAAGGCTTTTGTCGAAGAAATAGTATATGCGTATACAAACGAACTTCAAAATCTGTACACAGCAATCGGTATTACATCATATGACGGTGGTGTATTCGGTATGGAACAGTTAGGAACAGAGCTTGACGGTGGTAACTTTGACAGTGAACCCGAAAACAGTTTTGATTGCGGTGATTTTAACCCGCTTGAACTGTCTGCACAAGTAACATCGGTCATTGATTGTGGAACGTATTAAGGAAAGGAGGATTGATAGAATGGCAACAAGATTTATAGCAAAGCACGGTTTGAAAAGTAACATAAACAAACTAAAATTATCTGAGGGCGAAATAGCTATCGCATACAGCGATGATAAAACAAGAGCCGAAATATACAGCGGCTCAAAAGACGGAACACCAATACTCTTGATACAAGAAATTAATGTATCAGAGTTGCTTGCGAACGCGAACAAGTACACAAACACAAAAATAAGCGAACTTGTAGACGGTGCACCCGAGGCTATGGACACCTTGAAAGAACTTGCTGACGCAATTTCTCAAAATAGTGATATTATGAGTGCATTGCAATCTGCTATTGGCAACAAAGCGAATGAGGCAGAGTTAAACGGTCATATTTCGGATACAAGCAATCCACATAATGTTACGAAAGAACAATTAGGTTTAGAAAATGTAGATAACACATCAGATATAGATAAGCCAATTTCAACCGCAATACAAGAAGCATTGGACGGCAAAGCACCAATAAAACATACAAGCACTACAAACACTTATGGTGCTGGTAATGGACTGATATATGGTCATTTAAAACTATCAGATAGCGTGTCGTCTACAAGTCATGTAAATAACGGTATCGCCGCTACACCTAGCGCAGTAAAAACCGCATATGATAAGGCGGTAAGTGCATACAATTTGGCTGATACCAAATTAGGCAAAGACTTTGTATCGGGTGGCTATATGGGTATTGATGAAGTCACAGAAACGCTGAACGATATGTGGAATGACAGGGTAGCACCGCCGACAACGATTACAATATCAAGTAGTACATCAAAACATATGCTAACAGCCGATTATTACTGTAGTGGCACAAACGACCAAACAGTGATTAATAATGCTATATCAGCATTGCCGTCAACTGGCGGCAAAATCGTATTATTAGAGGGTACCTACAATATCGGTGGGACAATAACGATAAATAAATCAAATGTAACAATACAGGGATTAGGTCACAACGTAATACTGAAAACGGCAACATCAACAACGGCGTTAAAGATGTTTGGCATTAGCAATGCTACAGGACTGATTATTTCAGATATAGTCATAGACTACGCAAATAATACGTCGGCTGACTGTATAGCAATTCAGTTGTATTCATCAGATAATGTTATTATAGAACACATCAATATACTAAACAACAAAGGAAACGGCATAGAGTGGTTTAACTGCAATTATACACGTTTTAGCGACATATCATTTATAAATGTTAGACAGTGTATATGGGACAGGGGACGCAACCATTCATCGATAATTGACAAATGGATTGTTGATACAGTCACAAACGGTATCACATTAGATTCATCGTCTACGTTAAATAAAATCGTCGATTGCATCGTTCGTTCGGCAACAGATAACGGAATAAAATCAGATGCCGCATACACAATGATTAATGACAATATTGTATATGGTTGTTCAAATGGTATAACTGTCAACGGTAATTGTTCAACAGTTGCAGATAATAATGTCCGTGATAGTGATATAGGAATATCAGTTAACGGTAAATACGTTAATGTATCGGGTAATACTGCAATTCGTGCTGACGATAGCGGTAACGTATCGTCATATAGCAGTAGCCAATACACAATATCAATGGGTTCATCATCTGCAAATTGTTTGGTAATAGGTAATATTATCAGTGGCAAAAACTACACCAATAATGGCGCGTCGACCAACACATTTGCAAACAATAAATATTAATGGGGGTGCTGATGATGAAATATAGATTTTATGGCGATTTGTTGCAGTTGGTTAAATATGAACTGACTGTAACAAATAAAATTGACTATCCGGACGAAACTACGGCAGAAACAACTGAAACGTTGACGGCGTGTACGGATAGTGAACGTGACGAACTGTTACAACGTTATCCGACTGCAACGGTGACGACGGTTGATAATACAGGTTACGAATGGTTAGACGGAATGCAATTTACACAGGAACAGTTGCAAAACGGCGAACTGGAACAGGCAATCGAAATGGGCGAAACCGCCTACAATGAAATGAAAAACGCACCGTCGCAAGATGAAATTAATGCAATGCTGATGTTACAGATTGCGGAACTGAAAGCAGGTGTTGGCGGTGAATAAAACATTGATAAAAAAATACTATCAAATGGGTATTTACAAAGAGAAACAACTTGATATATTCGTCAAGTCGGGAGATATAACAGAGCAAGACAAAAAAGAAATTATGGAGGGTTAAAAAATGGCTAATAAAATTCAATTTAGACGTGGACTGAGAAAGTTACTACCAACATTGTCGTTCGCTGAGCCGGCATACACAAGTGATACAAACGAGTTTTTTATCGGCACAGGCAAAGGCAATGTAAATATGAACGGTAGCTTGTGGTATACAGGCACAGCTTTAAGCGGTACGTCTGAAAACATCAACTATACATATGCAGATTGTCCTCTTGTTAAAGTGGGTGATGTGTACCTTAATACCGATTATGGCTATATCTATCAGTCTACTACAGCAGGTAGCGGTGAAGACGTAAAGTGGCAATACAAAGGTACGATAAGAGGACCACAAGGCATACAAGGTGTTAAGGGCGACACAGGCGAACAAGGTCTGCAAGGCTTGAAAGGTGATACAGGTGCAAAGGGTGAAAAAGGCGATAAGGGTGAAAAAGGTGATACAGGTACATTGTCAAATGGCTCGGTACATACTGCTCATATAGCTGATGAGGCTGTTACAGCAGTAAAATTATCGCAAGAAGTGCAAGAAAAATTATACGATACATCAAATAGCACTATGTTAGATAATTTCTCTTTACTTATACAAGGGTTAGTAAATTCAGGCGATATTGAACTTGTGAAAATATCACTTAGTGAAAATCCGAATTATCCAGGTAGTTTGATTAAACCGGAAACAGGATTGTACATAAATGAGCCGTTCCTTATAAAAAACGATACATCGGGCGAAACTGCCCAAGATTACTTGAGCTTGCAATACAATGATGAAACAAAATACATTTTATCACACAGATTAGCAAGGGGACACAGTGCTATTTGTATTGTAACTAAGAAAGTTGTAACAGGTGCAGAATATGAAGATGGTACAATCAAAATTTTAATGGATTTTATCAATACAGAAAGAACAGCTATTTAAGGAGGATAAATAAATGAACATTTGGGAAACAATCAATATATTTTGGGTTACATTGGCGTGTAACCTATTCATAAAAACTGTATTTGTTGCAGTTATGTTAGATACGGTTTTAGGGTTACTAAGGGCAATCAAAGAGAAAAAGTTTAATAGCTGTTTCGGCATTGACGGTGCAATACGAAAATTTGCAATGATTGTATCGGTTGTGGGTTTGGCTATTTTGGACAAGCTGATAGGCTTTAATATGCTACCGTTTGTGCCGGAAGAAGTGCTTAAATATATAGGCATTACGCAAGTGGGCATATGTGAGTTTTTCTGCTTGTTGTACATAATGTATGAAAGTATTTCAATACTGAAAAATATGTGCTTGTGCGGTCTGCCGATACCAAGCAAATTGCGAAATGGTATCGAAAAGTGGCTTGATACAATGACATCAGAACTTGAGGGGAAGAAAGAGGAATAAATATGGATTTGAAAGAGGCTGTTCAAATAGAAACTTGCAAAGATTATGAAAAAGATTTGCAAGATGAATATTATCAACTGTCAATGCGATACAAAAAGCTTAAAGCGACAGTTGATAGTTGGGATAAACGAGGTTTGATAACTTCTCCTGAAAGTACACGAAGTATATATGACATACAATTAGAGGCAATGAAAGTTTATCTTGCAATGTTGTATGCAAGAGCGGTAATGGAAGGTATTGAATTGAAAGAGGTGTAGGAAATATGCGAATAGGAATAAATTGCGGACATACCGTCAGTGGTACAGTCGGTTGTGGAGCAGTTGGCTACATAGATGAGAGCATAGAGGCACGGAAAGTCGGCTATGCACTTGAAGATTTACTAAAAAAGGCAGGGCATACAGTGCGCGACTGCACAAATGATTATGCACCGACAGTAAGTTCAAATCTAAGACAGATAGTTGATATGGCAAATTCACAGCCACTTGACTTGTTTGTATCAATTCACTTTAACAGTGGCGGCGGGCAAGGTACAGAGGTGTGGACTTACGGCGGCAAAAAGTTTGATGAGGCAACAAATACTTGCAAAGCGATAAGTGAATTGGGTTTTAAAAACAGAGGTATTAAAGACGGCTCTAAGCTGTATGTGGTACATCATAGTGACGCGAAAGCTATGCTTGTTGAAGTGTGTTTTGTAGATACAGAGGACGCAAATAAATACAAGAAAATCGGTGCGACAGAGTTTGCAAAGGCGATTTTTAAAGGAATTACAGGACAAGTGACAAAGGATAAAACAAACAAGGAGGAATTAAATATGACACAATATGAGGAACTACTTAGCAAAATTAATGAGTTGGACAAGAAAAAGGCAGATAAATCAGAAATGATTTACGATTGCATTGACAGTAATATGCCAGAATGGGCGCATAAGCCTGTTCAGTGGTGTTTGGATAACGGTATTGTATCAGGCGCAGACGACGCGCACCTTAACCTAAACGATACAAAATTGTGGGTATGTGTTGTTGTATATCGTGCAGTTAAATTTGTTGCAGGACTTATGAAAATCAAGATTTGATAAGGAGTAAATGACTATGGGTTTGACAGATACAATAAGAAATAAGGTAAACAGCCTTTTTAATTTTGATTCACAACAACAGAGTAATCAATTAAAAAACAAAATTGATACATTGTACGGAAAGCAAAACACGACAACGGCACCGAACATAAATTCCTTTAATCCGTTCATCAGCAAAAGAGACGGACAGGTTATAAATAAAATGGCTGATTATAAGCCGATTGTAAACAGCAGTGCGACAAGCGATAAGGTTAGAGAATGGATAACACAAGCAACAGGTATTCAACCAACAAACACAATGTCAAATTCATCAAATTCTACTCAAAATGAAAATAGTACCGCTCTTAGCAGTGGTACTATTAATTCAAACGGTGATGATAATGTTGGTTTTAACGGAAATCTTGACAGCTCGTCGCTTGGAAGTCTTGACGTAGCAACGCAACTTCCGAAACTGTCAACAGCACAAATAGCCGAAATCATTAAAAAGCACTTTAACCGCAGTTCAGTCATATCAACAAGTGACGCAGAGGGTATATACAATGCTCAAAAAACAACAGGTATGAGCGCTTTGGCAATACTCGGTATCGGAGCTTTGGAAAGTGGTTGGGGTACTTCAAACATAGCCAAGAAAACCAATAATATTTGGGGTTACGGTGCTACAAATGTTAATCCTGAGGGCAACGCTCATAGATACGGTCAGATGTCACAAGGTGCTACTCAATTTGCGACCGAATTTATGAAAACATACTACAATGGGTATGGTGCAAAGTCAATTAATTCAGCAGGTACAGGTAACAATCCGAAAGGAATGGGGTATGCATACACAGACGGCGGAGCAATAGATAGCAGTTGGGCGACACAGGTAAGTTCTATTATGGGACAACTATACAACACAGCTAAGGGTGTAAGCGGTTCAAATACAAGTAATTCATCAAGTAATTCATCAAGAAGTTATCTAAACAGATTGAGTTATGCGAACAATTCAAACACTTCGTCAGGCGGTTCTTCCAAAGGACGACAGATTGTTGCGGCGGCAAAGCAGTATTTGGGAACACCGTATGTATACGGCGGTACTTCGTCAAGCGGTGTTGATTGTAGCGGTCTTGTACAACTCGCGGCGAAAGCAAGTGGTATTGATATACCACGAACAACATACGACCAAATAAATGTAGGGCAATCCGTAAGCAAGAATAACTTGCAAGAAGGCGACCTTGTATTTTTCAGAGGCTCGGGCGGTAGTGCGTCAGCTCCGGGACACGTCGGAATTTATATAGGTAACGGACAGTACATACAAGCACCAAAGACAGGCGATGTCGTTAAAATCAGCAATTTATCAGGACGTAGCGACTATGTCGGTGCAAGAAGAATAGCATAAGGAGGTAAAACGAATGGCATATAATACGCAAGACGCCGTAAATACAATATTACGGCTAAAAGGTAATTGGCTTAATGCAAATGCAGAGGGTGATACAAAGAAAACGGCACAAATAGCAAACGAGGCACAAAACTATTACGGACAAATGCGTGAAAATGGTGACACAAAGCTTGCCGACACGCTTTATAACAGTGGATATGACGCGTCAAAGAAGTATGTTAATGACTACTTTGCACAGAGCGGTAAAAGTGCGATTAGACCGTATTTTTACGGCTTAGGCTCAAAGTACGGTTTAAGTCAAAGCGATATAGACAATGCACTTCAATATAACGATACGACAGGCGAGGTTAGCTTAGGTGGTAAAAACATAGGCAAGCCGTCGGCAGTAGGTTCAAATGGGGTATCTTATTGGGATAACAGTACGCTTGATAATGCTTTTAAAAACTATGTTCAAGACACAGGCAAAAGTCAAACCACATCAAGCCTTGTAGGTCAACAGCAAAGTAATCTATTTGACCATTATAACGACTTGATGAAAACAAATACACAAGATTATAACGACTATATGAACTTGGTTAAAGCTAATCCTTTTTCTACCGACGAGGCAAAAGCAATACTTGGTAAATATAATCTGTCAGCTATACAAGGAAGAAATAATCAGCTTGCTTTAGGTACAGCTTCAAACGGCGGTAATGTCGACAGTTACAGCGCCGCAAACGCAATGCGACAGCAAGCGGCGCTATACTCACAGGCACAACAGAATGTATTAGACGCGTATAATGCAAAGGTGCAAAACGCTTATAATTCAACGCAAAAAATTGATCAGGCACGAAAAATCCTATCCGATATGGGTGTTCAAATCGACAATGCGTTCAACAGAGACGAAACAGCAAAGAATAACGAAGTACAAAGAAATGAAACTGTACTTAACGGTAAAGTATCACGTGACGCAACAACAGCACAAGTTACAGGTCAAATCCCTAAGGGTATGCTATATTCTTCAAATCCATTCTTTGATGATAACGGCAATCCGATAGAAGATATTGACTATAAAAAGGTAATCGAACAAGCTATCGCAAGAGGCGATACACAGACAGCACAGGCGGCGAGAGTTGCAAGGGGCGTAAAAATTTGGAACAACTACAGTAAATACGGTCAATATGATGACGGTGATTACGGTGTTCCGAATACGCAAACAGAGGACGCAAGACAGTTTGACGCAGAACTTAAAAACAGCAAGGATATTGCACAAATGGGTTACGACCACGAAGAAAGAATGCCAGGCATTGAGGCTGACAATACAATCCGTATTAACAATAATCAAGCCGATAATACAATTCGTGTTAATGACGCAAGTGCCAAGAATGAAATGGCTGTTGCAAACAATGCATCGAAGAATACGATAGCTGAAAAAACGTCAGAAATAAATAACACTGTAAATGCATACAAACAGACGGATGGTGCGTTAGGTGGAAATACAGCCTCTTCGTCTAATTCTTCTAAATCGTCAAAAAACGGTAGTCAAGTGGATGGAATAACAAAAGAATTCTTTAACAGTTGGATACAGAGAAACAACAACGCAGCACAAGAAATGGGAAAAAAAGATATGTTTATAGTCAATGCTGATGGTACATACAAAATCAATCCTGCAATTCCGGACAATTATAAGAAAGTTTTGACGATGAATACAGCTAATACGGACGGTCTTACAGATGAACAACGTATAGATTTACTCCATTCAGTGGGTCTAACCGATGATGATATTTATAATGCAGGTTCTTTAATAAAATAATTACAACCAAAGAGGAGCTTAAAATATGAGTAATATGCAAGAGAAATTAAAATCATTACAAAATATTATGTCACAAAGAGGATATAATAAATCTGCATCAACAGCAAGAGAAAATACCGATTTAAAAAGTAATTTGAAATCATTGCAGGATATTTTAGTTAAAAGAGGGTACACACCAAAAAGTGTACCCTCTGAACAAAAAAGCAAAACACGGCACAAAGAAAAGGGCAATAATCTTTTTGAAGAAACAAGTAAATCTACTTTTGAAACAATGCCGAAATACCAAGAGGCAAAACAAAAACACCAAAAAGAAAAAGAAGATAAACTTAATGCTATGTATGATAAATATGGCATTGATCCAAATAATTTTTCTTATGATGATTTTTCAAAATGGGCAGAAGAACATAATTTTAACCGTATTCCACATAACGACCCTTTAGAAGTAGGATATGATTGGCTTCCTAATGAAAAAGGCGTTAGCAAAGAAGTAAAAAAAGATAAAGAAACATTAGAGCAACTTGCATTAAACAATCAAAGAAAAAACATAGCAAAAGAAGGTGGAAATGCGCCGGATACATTTATAACAAGCTTAATGGACGGTGCGACTTTGGGTGGAAGAAGCACGATTGATAATTTAAAGTCACAAAAAAAATATAAAGAAGCAGGGCTTAATGTCAACGATTACGTAAGTGAAAAACAAGCAAATGCAAAATCATCAGAAGAACACCCAATAGCAAGTACCGTCGGAGATTTAGCAGGTTCTACAGTTTCACTAATAGGATTAGGTGAAGCTGTTGGAGGTGCTTTGAAAGGTGTAAAGTGGTTGGCGAAAACACCTACTTGGGTTCAAGGCGCAATAAAAAACGGCATTGTTTTTGGACTACAACAAGGAACAGAAGCAACCACTGACGGAAAAAAAGCAAAAGATATAGCAAAAGAAACTGCTATAGGTGTTGTAGGAGGAGCCGTAGGCGGTGCGACAAGTTCCACTGTTGAAGATTTTGCTGAAAATATATTGTTTAAAACGAAATTGCAACATAAATTTATACCTGAAATGATAAGAAATGGGGTTGCAGGTGCGTCATTCGCTGGTGCAGACAGTGCGGCTACATATTTTTTGCACCCTAAAGAAGAAAGACCTACAGCTAAAGACGTTGCTAAGAATATGGCTGTGACCTTTGCTTTTGCAACAATTACATCAGCTATAAATATGGGTAAAATCAAGCAATCAAGTAAAGAGGCTTTAGACGTTGTAAACGATAAGATGATGAAAGATTACGAAGGTATGATGAATTCAGCAAGTACAAACGACGTAGAAAGTGTTAAACAATTTGCTAAAAATGTTATGGATTACTCCGATTCAATGATTAAGTATCTTGACGGAGAAGGCTTTAAACTAAAAAATAATGCTCCGTCAGATACTGTTACAGAATACTTAACCGGCAAAGGAAATGCACCAGTTAAAGATACTGTATTAGAAAAAGCTCGTTTTGTTGGTGAGGACACTCGTGTAAGAAGTATGCAAGAGGACTTAAGGACTATCAAAAGCAGAGCAAAAGAATTTTACGACAGAGCTGATTCAATTCCTTATGATGTAGAAAAAATATCAAAAGCATCAAATGTAGGGAATGTGGACAATATCACAAAAGAGCTTACAAACATAAATAATACAAATTCAACGCCACAAAACAAAAATTCGATACAAAATGTACCTAAAACATCAGAAGTAGAACCGATACAAACCGTTCAAGAACAAACACCTATAAGCGTCAAGACAAATGATGTTGAAGTACAAAAAACAGATAAGTTACCGAAAGAAGTTCAAGACAGCGTAAGCAAAGCTGATGTTGTCGCAGAAAACAATCCGCAAGGGTATAATAAGGATTTTGTCAGACGATACGCGAATAGTTTTGTTGAGGTTGCTCAAAAGAGTGACAATTATCCGAATCGTGATTTTCTTGACAACAATATTGCTGATGAATTAACTCAAAAGATACTTACAGGGGAAAGTAAACTTGACGGTAACAGTGCTTTTGATTATGCAGTAAAACAATTCAAATTTATACTAAACCAAGCTGACGAAAGCAAGCTTAATCAAGTACAACAGTTTAATGAAAATCAAAAACAACAGAATGATGTATCAGCTTCCGAAATTAACACCGATAATTCAATTATTAATGATACAGCAGACAGCGTTAATAGCGCAGATACACCAACTACAACTGACACTGCATTTAACGACACACAAGAAAACGGTGTACAGCCGTCTGTAAATCGAGTTACAGATGAAGTACATAATGCAATGAATAAAGTCGGCTTAAATGTATCTGAAAGTGCAACAGGTATACAAGAGGCAAATACAAGATTTATGTCAAGCAATGATAATCTTTTCGACAAAAATTATGTAAGTAACTATGCGAATGACTTTGTGCAAGCTATGTCAGAGAAAAACGGACGTAGCTACACAGTTTTATCACAAGAAACAGATAATCTTGCTGATGAACTTGTAAATAAAACTCTTACCGGAAACAGTGTACTTGACGGAAACAGAGAATTTCAAACTGTAGTCAGAAATTTTAAAGATGTTTTAAGAGAGGGAATAAAGAAAAACACCAATCTACATAACAATGTATATGGCGCAAACGAAGTTTTAAATGCACAAGTGCAAGACGTGGAAAACGGCGATTATTCTTCACTTAATATAAGTGAAAATGCAAATAACAATATAAAATTTGCTCCGGTAAGTGAAAATGGACAAAATGTAGGTTATGTTATAGAACAAAGCATTGACTATACGAACCAACTAAGTGAAACGTCGTTTGCAGTAAAACAGAAAAATGGAGAATACGAAACAAAACAAGGAGTTACATACGGTCGTTTTGGCACGCACCAAAGTTCAAACGGTAGTTATATTGTATCGTATTTGCCGACGGGCAACGCAACAGCAATATTCCCTAATCAAGACACTGCTATTGAATTTATGAAGCAAGTCGAAAATGAAACAAGTGGATATTCGATTTATTTGCATAACGACAATGATGGGATAACAAAGACAGGGGGCGAAATATCACAATTTATAAACGCATTAAATACAATAAAGAGTAATTTGCAAGTTAAAGAAAATTCTGCTAAAGAAATGGTCAGTGCCAATCCCCTTGCAGCGCCGGTGGAAAATGCAACTCAAAAAGACAATTCCACAATAGAAATACCTAAATCCGATATCAAAACAAATGAAACACTTCCTGTAGGTCAATTACTTGAAGATTACAATGATACTGTGGATAATATTCTTTCTGTATCTGATGAAACAGCAAAAGAACTCGCAGATAATAGAGTTGCGGTCGAGATATTAAAAAATACCCCTAACGTCATTCTTGACAATGTTAAAGGTGCAAGAGATCTGAAAGTGATAATCAATTATACCAAGTTATATCTTGCAGTTAGAAAAAACGGTGTTTTTGAGGGACATTATCACAATTTAGGTGCGGAAATCGCAAAAAAATTACCTGATTTTCTACAAAATCCCGACGCAATTATACAGCTTGCAAATGGTAAACTAAACTTGTTCACAACAGTCAAAACAAAAAAAGGAAATAATGGCATAATATCCGTTGAGCTTAACAGTACGAAAGATATTGGTGGCAAATACAAAGATTACAATGTTGTTGTAACAATGTTCAGTTCCAATGATAACTATACTAAAAACTTGATTTCCGGTGAAGGTGTAAACATAAAATACAAAAAAGAGGATTTATCACAAGTGAATCCCCAACTGTATAAGTGGTTGGCAATTATTAACGATAAATCCTCTACTAACAATATTGTATCACAAGATAGTGATGTTGTCAATAGTAGTATACGCCGAGATACAGAAAATGATGTAGGTTTACAATAGATGTGTTACATTCCAAAATATTTTGTTACGAGATAAACTCATAACAAAATATTTCGGCAAAAAAAAGAATAGCAAGTGAA